AGCTTGGACTGGATCTGCAAAGTTTGGTAAAAATCCATTAGCGCTAGATTTTTTAGTTGTAGCTTTAACAACTAATTTTGCTAATTTATCTTGAAGACTTTTAGCAACTTTTAAACCATATTCCTCTGCTTCTTGAACAAACTTTAAAGCATTTGGACCAGCAAAAGCTGCTGAATAAAGTGCGCTATCTTTAATAGCTTTGAAAATGCTTGGAGTTTCAACTCCATAGTCAGAGTCTCCTAAAACTAAATCTGTAAAAAATTTCTCTGGAAGAGTTTTAAACAAATCTCCTATAAGTCCAGAGGCGCTTCTATATTTTTGAGCTTTAGCAGATCTTTCTCTTTGCCTTCTTTGATACTCTGCACTTTTTGGCATTGGCACCATGGATACAGGAGGCATGGATGAGTTTGCAAAGTTTGGAATGAAACCTCTAGCAGAAGTTTTAGTAGTATTTCCTCTAGTAGCTTGTTTATCTCGATATGCTTTAATTTTTGCAGCCATGCTACTTAAATTTAAATCGCTCAAATCATTTTTAAAATCAGCAGCTAGCATCTCTGGATTTATATTATTAGCGATAGAAGCTTTTAATATTCCACCCCTTTCCATAGATCCAACAAATGAATTTAACTTGGATCTATTTGGTAAATCAAGTGTTTGATTATTATTTGGCGGCACTTGCATAGCCGACTGAAATACGCTTTCAAAAACTGTTCCAAAAGCAGCTTCAATAGTTCCAGGATTTAGATGGCTTTTTATTCCTGCTGCAAATCTCTCTTCTTGTATGATATCAGGATTAAATCCTAAATTTTTAGCATAATTCATTCCAGCATTAATAATTCCCTTTTCAATTTCAGGATACAAGTCATCTGATGGTTTACCAATAATTGGAATGCCCTTTACAACTTCGTTTTGACTTCCAACTAAAAATGATGAGACTGAACCTTTTGAATTTGATGGATAAATCATTCCAAATTCAGCTACAGCCCCACTTGTATCTGCGCGTCTTTTAGTTACACTCTCTTGTTTATTAGATTTATAATCGTTTCTATTTTGAGCAGAATTTTCTGCTATATAAAGATCAAGCGCTTGTGATATTTTAATAGCTTCTGTTTTATTAGGACTAGTTCCCTTTTGTCCGCTAGCATTTTTTACAAAATCATATGGTTTACCATTTTTCAATGGGCTATCCCAAGCATTATAAGCAGCTTCTCTTTGACTGATTGCAAAATTTGGAATAAAACCATTAGCCGCACGTAATTTAGATCCTAATGGCATTACAACTTTAAAATTACCACCTAACTTATTTTTTCTGATTTCATCTTTTAAGCCATTTTTAGTATTATGAGTTTCTAAATAAATATTAGCTACTTTTTTCATCAAGTCTTTAGAGCTTTGAATTACTCTAGTTTTTACTTCTTCTCCAGAAGTTAAATCTACAAAAGCATTTCCTTGAGTAATTGTGGTATTTAGTAATTTTGCCGCATCAACTTCTCCAAGTATTCCTTGAATGGCACTTCTAATATTTGTCCAGTTAGAGTTTTTATCTACATCAGACTTATTTGGATCAGCATTTATTATTGATGTTTTTAATTTTGTTATTGCATTTTTATCAACTCCGTCATCTTCAAAACCTTTAATAACTTTATCAAAATATTCTTGATTTATTTTTTTTCCAGTACTTTTTCCATATACAGGCAAAATTGATTGAGCCATTGATTGAGCCATTGATTGAGCAGCAGCATTATAATGACCAATGGATTTTTTTTGTCTAATAATTTCTATAGAAGTTTGAAAATCATCATTTAAATCTGCTTTACCCATATTTTTAAACTTAGGTAATTGTTGCACTTCAAATGTTTTACTTTCAATAATTTCGTTAGCAAAATTTGGAACAAAACCTCCAGCAGAATTAATTTTTTGCGCTCCAACAGGCATTCCCATTTTTCTCACCATGTCTCTATTGAAGATAGCGCTCCCGCCGCTTCCATTAAAGTTTGGGACAATGTGTTCTCCAGAGTTTGCAACCATGGTTCCACGCTTGCCCCCTCCAAAGTTGAAGTTTGGAATGACTACTGGCTTGTCTGAAGGCTTAGCCCCACCAACTCCACGCTTCACGCTAGAGGCTTCTTCCGCAACTGCTGGCATGTATCCATCAGCAGCTTTTGGAACGCGCAAGCCTTGTCCTGTTGATCTTACGCCACCTCCATATAAACCAGGAGCAATTGCTGCTGATGTGCTCGCAATTCTTCTAAGCATCGCTTCTTGAGCAATAATCTCAGCGCTGATAATTCTTAACTGTGCTGCTCGATCTCCCTCAACAGCTAACAAGCGTTGTTGTAAAGAAACATTTGTAGACAATGCTTGAGCAACAGATTTTTCAACATCTGCAATTTGCTTGGCAGCTTGACCAATGCCAAAAAAACTTTTTAAACTAGAAAATCCAAACTGAACAAGATCTCTTGATAGTTTAAGAATGATAGCTCCAAATAGTGCTAGTCCTGGCCCAGAGATTAAATTACCAATACCAGCAACTAATCCTTTAAAAAATTTACCAATTCCACTATCCTCTTGTAAAACTTTTTGAATACCATCTAAAAGCCAAGTAAAGAAATTTAAAATATTTTTTAAATTATCAGTTACTCCTAGCGAGCCAAGAGTAGCTCCTAACTGTTCAGCACTCACTGAAACTCTATTCAAGATGCTCTCTAGAGTGTTATTTAAAGCTGCATTTTTTTGATAAGCTTGATCAGCTGCTTCTGCTGATACTTTAATAGCTCCTGTATACTTAGACTGTTCACTAGATAAATCTTGAAGTGCCGCAAGCAAATTTCCCAATTGATAAATACCACCCAGCTTTTCAGCAATGTCAGCTTGTCCAATTTTTGAAAAATCGTTAAATTTTGCAGCTAATCCCTCCATGATTGCAGTAGCTGGAAGAACCTTTCCCTCTAAATCAGTAACTCCAATGCCTAAATCGCTTAAATACTCAAGAGTTGTTTTATCTTGAAGTCTAGCAAAAATAGTTTTGAAAGAGTTACCAATAACTGCACCACCTCTAGCAGTCTTTTCTTGTACAGCAGTAATCAAAGCTGCAAGTTCATCAAAAGAAACTCCAGCTTGTTGAGCCGTAGATCCTGCTCTTTTAATGCCTTCAATAAGATCTTTTTCAGAAACTGCATATTTTTGAGAAACAGCAACTAATTTATTAAGAATTTCTGTAGTTGTAATACCAGTTCCAGCAAAAGAGTTGTATGCTGCGCTCAAGCCTTCTACAGCAGCAGCAGAATCTAATCCAGATAAACGAGTTAAAATTAAAGTATCATTTAATCTTTTTAAAACATCTTGTGAATTTAAACCTTGACGAGATAATTCTAAAGCTGCATCGGCAGCAACTTTGAATGATTGCCCAGCATTTTTTGCAGCTTCAAATAGTCCACTTTCAAACTCTTTAGCACTTAATCCAGCTTTATCTAAAACGCTATAAATATTTGCTAAAGAAGTCTCAACTTCTATTGTGCTAGTAATAATCCCTTTAAATGCTTTAGCAACATTATTAATAATGCCAACAGATGCTCCGAATGCGAAAACGCGAGCATTCGCAGCTTCCATTGATTTTGTGAATTGATCAGCTTGACCAGTGATTCTTCCTAGTGGTTGAGATAGTGAGGCAATTTGTTTGCCGCTAGTTCCCAAATTAATCACAGCGCCTTTGCCAGCATTTCTCATTGCCGCTTGAATGCTCGCTTCTAAACCTGTTTGTACTACTGGAAGTTGTAATGCCATTGTCCTTGCTCCTTTAAGAGCTTTACACTAAAAAATCCTAACCATCCATCAATTTCATCATTTGTTCCATATTAAGACTTCCTCCATTGTTCTTGATTGCGTCTTCTAAAGAAATGGTGCGAGCATTAGGATCTATTTGTTTTAAATCTTCTTTAGTAGCGCCAAAAATTACTGTGGATTCAGATTCTTTAGCTTGTCGTTTTGTTGACTGTTTATTGCCGCCTTTTTTGCTCTCTGAAAATCTTAAAATTGCAGATGGATCTTTTTTAATAGTGTCTGGAATGTCTTCATTATATTGAAATATGTTAAAAAACACTCTAGCATACAATGCTAGTTTTAATTGAAAAATTGATAGTTGAATAATTGGTTTGCCATAAAATGCTGACAAATCTTCAGTCTGAGAGAGATACATGTTAAAGAAATCTCTTAAAACACAGTGTTGAATATTATCTTCGTTTAAACGATGATTTGAAGATGAGTATACTTTGATTAAATAGTTGATGTTATAGTCTTCTAATTCATCAAATTCCTCTTGAGAAAACAAATGCTCTTTTAAACTCTCATCTTTAAATAAAATGTATCTTATAAATTCTTCATTTGTGCGATTAGAAGCGTAAGATTCGGCAGTAGTTCCAGCAACCTCTCGTTTTGTAGATTGTAATTTATTTAATTCGTTAGTTTTTGAAGCTATATTTTTGCCAACTTTATCTTTTTGAGACTGCAAATAAAGATTTTTTTGAGTCTCTTTTAAAGCGCTAATGTCAACTTCTAAATTAGCAATTTTTAAATCATCATCATCAGACCATAAGTTGTCATTTTTTAGTCTAGCTAAAATTGTTTTTTCGTCGGGAATTCCTTTTTTTAAAGCGATGGATTTGTATTTATCATAATAACGATGAATATACCTTTGATCTCTAATAGAGAAATGCTTCAAGTACGCTGGTTTCCCAGCGTACTCAAATTCAGTACAACCATCAAAGATTTCTCCAACTATAGAGATATACTCTTCTTCACTCACAGTTCATTAGTTTCGAGTCGTTTCATCAATCCATCAAAAGAGTCTTTATCAGAGGTTTGGTTGAAGAACCAGAAAGCTAAAACTGTTGCAGCCTTTTTAGTAATTAAGAAATATAGAGGATCTTCGCCCTCTTCTCTCTTGTAATACTCTTCCATCTTGTCCTCAAATGATCCTTTTCCAAAAAATGGTTTAGGATTTTCATCAGTCTCTTCTTGAATGTGAGTCAACATGATTACATACCAGAGAATGAGTCGATTCTGCGCTCTAACATCTGCTGTATGATCAAACAAAGATTGATAGTTGCTTTCAAACTCTACAATTTGACGGCGAACTTTCACAAGCTCAGTGGAAATTTCTTCTACTCTTTCTTTTTGTTTGTCAGTTTTATTTTGAACAATCTCTAAGCGAGAGTATTCATTTTGCAAATCAAAAATCTTTTTATAAGAGTCTACCAATGATTGAGCGTCATCTTCGCTCATCAAACCGCCAGTGTCGCTATACTTCTTAGCCAACATAGCTTTTGTTAAGATGCCCTTCTTAACGCATCGACTCATTTCAACACTAAACTCCAACTCGGCTTCTTCCAATTCTCTACGAGAAGGACGCTTTAGTTTAATAATCACTGGAACTTTTTCCTTGACTGTTTTTTTAGTGATAGTTTCTTCACCAGTTTTCTTGTCCTTCTTGGAAGACTCGATTACTTTTTCCACTTCTTTATCTACTGTAAAATTGTATAGTTCTTTAAAATCCATATGCCTTAATATATTTTAATTTTTAAATACAAAAGTTACAGTATATTTTTCATATTCGTCAGAAAAATCTCTAATAGCTTCATTTCCAATGTCTAAAACTCTTTTGCGCAATCGAGTAGATTTATCATCTGTTAAATAATTTGCCGCATAAATTACATTATGATGCTCAATTGGTAGAACATCTAATATTTTTCTAAATTGCAAGTCATGTTCAAACTTTAAATCTTCAATGATGACTAGCATATCTTTAAATAAGCTAGACATTGACCTTTTACACCTATCCTCTAAAGAATTTTTAGCATTCATCCTGATACCTTTATATATAATACTTTTTAAAGTGTAAATTTCAATATGGCAAGTTTCATTAATGCATCAAAACAAGCAGCAATAAATAATATTTATAATAATCTTCATGATACTTTTTCAAGAACCATTGTTGTTTATAAAAATGCTCAAAAATTAGCGCCAACAGCTAATGCTAAATTTAACGGTATTTATGGCAATGCTGGCAAAACTACTAGCATTGTGAATCAAGAAGTTAGTCAAACTATTCAAGCAAGAATTTATTATACAAATTTAAAAGAAGAAATTTTGTCAGATCCAAACTCTCCAGCTAGTAAAATCATACTACCACAAGGATCTGTTAAAATTGTTGTGGATTTAGCAAGTGCTGATTTTATAAAAGAAGCTCGTCGAGTAGAAGTTGATGGTAAAATATTCGCTATCATTAGTGAATGGAGTCCAATTCGTTTATTTGATAATTTATATTACGAGTTTTACTTGAGTCCAATTGATGCTTGATTATGAAACTTCCAAAAGATGTACAAAGCATAATAGATGCTCAAGCTCCAAAACTCTTGCGAGTAGCTTTTGAAAAAACTTTTCAAGAAAAATTTGAAACTTTAAAAGATAAAATGATTGAAGAGTTTTTAAATCATCCAATCTCTCAAGAAATTTCAAATGGTCCACAAGCATCAAATTCTAGTGGTTCTCTTGGCGGATATGGCAATTTATTTTCATTTATTGGATTTGAAGATGGAGATGAACCCATCAAGCCAATTTTAGAAAAACTACAAGCAACAAATTTTAAATACTCTGGAGATGTTGCTTCTGGAGTTAAATTTTCGATACTTCTTCCAACAGCCAAGGAAATTTTTGAAGTTACTCCTATGCCATGGGCATCTGGCAGAAGCTGGGCGCAAGGAATCGAAACTGGCATTTCTGGACTAGGATTTTATTTAAATTTAAAAAGTAAAAATAGTAGATCTGGCGCGGGAATCCAAACTAGTGTAAAAACTAGTAGTAAAACATTTAAAAATCAACAATACATATCTCTTTTGATTAATAAATACTCTAACTTATTCGCTCAATTAAAATGATAGAACAATTCCAACACAGAGCCACGACTTCTTTTTTATTATGGTTTGACAATTACTTGTTGCGCAAAGGAGAAGCATTTTCCAATCAAACTGGAAATTTTTTCAATTATTCTGATGATCGATTAGACGCTAGATACAAAGCTTATGGCAGCGCTTATAAACAATGGGTCACAGATTCTTCCATCACAAATGCAATAGTTCCTAGTGGAATTTATATTAGCGGATCTTTCGTTCCAAGAAGCGACTCTTTGATTATTGATTTTGAAAATGGAAGAGTTTTAGCTAGTGGAGTCTCGACTTCCGCTCCAATCACAGGATCATTTTCAGTCAAAGATTTTAACGTTTATTTTACTAATGAGTCTGAGGACGATTTGATTGTAGAGAGAAAGTATATTCAAAACTCTAGAATTTCTAGCCCTGATGAAAATTATATATCTCCATATGATCAAGTGGTGCCTGCTATTTTCTTGTCTAGCGATTCTATGAAAAATGATGGATTCGCATTTGGTGGTATGGACACTACTAAAATAAATATGAAAGCTGTAATTTTAGCTGAAAATGCTTATCAACTTGATGGAGTTTTATCTATTTTTGCAGATTCATACAACGAGAACTTTTGTAACATTCCATTTTCTGGACATCCTCAAACAGAATATGGAGATTTAAAAAATGGATCTTATTCTTATTCAACTTTAAAGTCAACTTATAGCTCTAATACTTCATTTTTTATTAATAGTGTAAATGCTTCCAAATTAACTGATAAAGCTAGAACAACTTTAACAGACAACTTATATGTTGGATTTTTAGACTTTGAAATACACCAACAAAGATATCCAAGACAATAAAAAATTCTCTTTTATAGGGAAAAACTGTAAATGAAACGAACCCAATTAAACCTATTTAACTACCATGGCTAGAAATCGAGTAATTTATCAATCAGACGCATTATACGTTAGTAAAAATATCACTGGATCAGTGAGTGGCGCTCACGCTCAACTTGATCGCGTTCAAAGCGCAAACTACAGCTTCACTATTAATCGCCAAGATGTCAATCAATTTGGCGAACTGGGACGCATTGGTTATGTAGCTTTAGAACCTCCCACAGTTAATCTTGATTTAACTTACTACTTAACAGATGGAAGCAATGAAAGAGCTTTGAATTTTTATGTAAAAACTGGAACTGCTGTTGAGAAAACATTTCTTTCTGGACACATGATTTCCGACTTTAGCGGACAAAATTTTTACATCTTAACCTCTACAGAAGGAAACGATGTTAATAACACTTCTGGAGACGTAGCTGGCGCTGGAAACTACATTAAAAATGCTATCGGCATTGGTAATGCTTACATCACAAACTACACTCTTGATGCGGCAGTTGGTAATCTTCCAACAGTTTCAGTTTCATTCGAAGCTGCTAATATGAATGCTGTTACAGGTGTAACGTCTAGTCCTGGTGGATGGAGCGGATTGCAATTAGCATCAATTCAGCCAGAAAGTGGACTCTCATATTCTGGAACTGGAGTAACTCTTGGAACAGGTAAAACTTCTTTAGGAAACAGCAACATAACTGCTCTTCGACCTGGAGATATCACGTTAAATTTAACAGCTTTTGATGTTGATTTTCAAGGAGCTTTCGTAGCATTATCTAGCACAAACGCTATTCACATTCAGAGCGCATCATTAGCTATTCCTCTTGCCAGAACTCCAATTCAACGCATTGGAAGCAGGTTCGCATTTGCTAGGCCATTAGATTTGCCAGCAGCTGCAACACTTTCAGTATCTGCTATTGTTAATGAAATGACTGCGGAAAATCTTGCAGGAATTATTGATTTAACTGTTGAAAAAGATGTTACTTTAACTATTAACAATCCAACAACTGCCATTCCAGCAGTAACGTATACTCTTAAAAAGTGCCGCTTAGATAGCGAATCATTCTCTAGCAGTGTTGGTGGAAATAAAACTGTTGATCTCGTATTCTCCGCTCAATACTCTAGCTTGAATGAAACTGGAAGAGGAATTTTCATGAGCGGAGTTGGCTCAAATGTCATCTACTCTTAATAATATTAATAAAATAAACACAAACCTATTTAACTATCATGGCTAGAAATCGAGTAATTTATCAATCAGATGCCTTATATATTAGCAAAGACATCTCTTCCACGGGCAATGGACAACATGTTGAACTCGACAGAGTTCAAAGCGCAAACTATAGCTTCACTATTAATCGCCAAGACATCAATCAGTTTGGTGAACTTGGGCGCATTGGTTATGTAGCTTTAGAACCTCCAACAGTGAATCTTGACTTCTCCTACTATTTAACAGATGGAAGCAATGAGAGAGCTTTGAGTTTTTATGTACAAAACAGTGGAGTTGGATTGAGCGGAGAAAAGACTTTTCTTTCTGGTCACATGGTTTCTGATTTTAGTGGTCAGAATTTTTATATTTTGACCACTGCTGAAGGAGATGACGTTAATAATGTAGCTCCTGCGGCAGCAACAGTAACTGGGCAAACTGGTTATGGAGCTTCAGCAGCATTTATTAAAAACTTTATTGGCATTGGAAACGCTTACATCACAAACTATACTCTTGATGCGGCAGTGGGGAGTTTGCCAACAGTTTCAGTATCTTTTGAAGGTGCTAATATAAACGCTGGTACTAGCATTTACGCTATGACTGGTTTAGTTCCAACTGGAGGTGTTGGTTCTGGAGCTTTTTCTGGTTTTTATGGAATTAGTTTAGCATCTGTTAATCCAACCAACGGAGTTGCTATTAGTGGCGTTACAGCTTTAACTGGAAGTGGATTTACCCCTGGAAATGCATTTCTTCCATTTGGTAAATCTAGTTTAGGTGCAAGCGGAATCGTTGCTTTGCGCCCTGGAGATATTACATTAGATTTGTCTGCTTTTAATGATGTTGGAAGTGGAGTTTTTGTAGAATTAACTGGATCAAACGCTCTTCACATTCAGAGCGCATCATTAGCTATTCCTCTTGCCAGAACTCCAATTCAACGTCTTGGAAGCAGGTTCGCATTTGCTAGACCATTAGATTTGCCAGGAACTGCAACGCTTTCAGTTTCTGCTATAGTGAATGAAATAACTGCTGAAAATCTTGCAGGAATTATTGATTTAACTTATGAGAAAAATATCACTTTAACTATTAAAAATCCAACAATTGCAACTTCCACTCCAGCAGTAATTTATACTCTTAAAAAATGCCGCTTAGATAGTGAATCATTCTCTAGCAGCATTGGTGGAAATAAAACTGTTGATCTTGTCTTCTCCACTCAATATGCTAGTTTAAATGATACTACGCGAGGAGTTTATATGAGCGGAGTTTGCGCTGGAACTATTTTTGGTACAGGAGCTAATGGATTTTTACTCTCTACTACTGGAAGCAATGGCGCTCCAAGTGGAGCAGCAATATTCTCATACTAATAACGCTAATAAAAAAGGAGCATGGTCATCCATGCTCCTTTTTTTATGTTTTAAAATCTAGTAGCTCAAGTTGATGGACGTTTCAATTCCTCCCACTTGTAATGGCTCAGATTGATACATGTTATATTTGTGACTCATAACGTCAATTTTAGCTTGACAGTCTGTTGCCATAGACTTGTATACTTTTGCCACTTCATTTTTATTAGTGAACGATACTGAACTATTACCATCTCGCAAACTCAAAACGTCTCCTCCACTAGATGTTGATAGTATTCCTCTAAGAGCATTACGAGACTGTTTATTATAGTAACTGCACAGATACATTTCTTTGTAAATAGCGCTAGATTCCAAATCTAAAGCTGCTCCACTACCACTATAAGATGTGTTAATTAGTGAGTTTAATTGGCCAAGATTAGCATTCAACCAAGAGGAGATGTAAGACTCTGGAACGATTCCAGAATCTCCATCAAATTCAGTTTGAAAAATACCAGAACTTAAATCACTAATAGCGCTCATATAAGCATTTTACACTAAATATCATTAATAAGCTTCATTAAGTGTTTATGTTCAGGATTATTAGGATCCATGACAAAACTATTCATAGAAGTTGGCATAATGTTTCTGCGACTATTGCGAGTAGAAGCAGTGAATTCTTTTACTAAGTTTTTCTTTAAGTTTGGATAGTCGTAAAAAGGATTGATTCCAACCTTTTGAGCAAGTTTTTGCATTTCTGATACGCTCATGTCAGACAGCATTTCTTGAAAGACTTCTAGTTCATTAGTTCCAAATGGACTAATTTCAGACACTCCCAAAAGAACTTCAAGCTGTCTCATTTTTGATACAAATTCTGGAGTGTTTGTAGAATTTGAAGCTCGCATTTCATTGATTTCTTGAATCAATGTGTTGCTAGAATATTGATCTGAACCGTTAGCAACTCCATTAGCAGTTTCCATTTGATTTGTTTTAGTCATACTATATTATAAATTAAATACAGCGTTTTTAAATAAAAAGAGCCGCCCCTTTCAGGGCGGCTCAGTTTAAGAAAGATTATCTTATGATAATCCAGAGACGATTTTGCCAACAAGAGCGCGAGTGTCAAGCACCATGCGACCTTCTTCAAGACCACCAAAGTATCCAATTTTATTCTGACGAATAGAGTACTGGTCATCAGCGACGAGATTGAATTCGGATCCTGTATCAGCATCAGTAGCAACTGCGCGAATCAAGGATTCGCGAGTACGATCAATACCAATAAGAATTTCTTCACTAGCAGCTGTGAATGCTGCGGTAGTTGTATTAGCAGCATTAGAGAAGGTTTTACTTCCAGCAACGTTACCAAAAATGGTATTAAAGCGCTGACCCCTGCCAAGCTCATTGATTTCCATGATTGAAACTCCATAAAACTCTGGAATACCAGCACTATTATAGATTGAAGTTCTCATTTCTTCTGGAGCAGCAAGACCATCAGCAGCTTGTCCGCCAACAGGACTTCCTTTTGTATTGATAGGATTATAAGCCATTGCGCGAAGCTCTTGAACAACTTCTGGAGAAACAATGATGTCAGTGATGCCACGACTAGAACGACTCTCTGGAGTGCCTCTAAGCCATGATGTGTTGATTCTCTTGGCGAGAGTGAACAGTTCGTTGAGGTCAGCTAAGAGGAAGCGCCCAGCAACTGAAGATCGTTGAACGTGACTTTTAGTATTAGTAGTTGCATTAGCTAAAGCTGCGAGAATCAAGTTTGCAGAAGTTTTCTCTTGTTTGAAGAGAATCTCTTGAGCCATGCGAGTGAAAGTTTTGCTAATCACATCCATGCGGCTCTTAGCTGCATAGCGCTTATCAAAGCTGAGTGCAGAGTCGAGAGAATAAGTAGCGATTTTCATTTCGCTCACAGTTGGGATCACTTGGTTCTGGGGAAGACCACCAGCAACGCTCTGACTGTAAACAGTGATGTAATCTTCAGCAGTTACATCGTAGTAGAGATCAAGAGGAATGCTAGGATTATCATCCTTGTTGAACTGAAACACTGTAAACAAGTTACTGAGTGTTGGAGCGTTGTTAATCACTTCAGCTAAAACTGGACCAATAAATTCAGCGAGAGCTGTTTGTGCTTCTGATGCAACAGCGCGATTTTTCGAGGCCATAGCCTTGATCAACTCGATTTGCTCAGGAGTTCTTTTGAGTGTAATTTTCATTTATATTTTAAAAGGGTTAAAATTAAGCGATTCCAAGAGCAATGATAGCGTAATTGCTAGAGCCTGTTCCTGCGAATTGATCGGGAATGGATGTGCTAACTGTGCGAGATCCTGTAGCAATGACCATAGCCACGCGAGTAGGATCAGTCATTGCACAACCAGTGAGAGTTCCAGAAGTTCCAGATGGAAGCTTTAATCCACTTCCAATACCAATAGCGCCATTATAAGCTGTGCTAGTGATAGTGAACAATCCGCGAGTAGCAATTGGAACAGCTTGTCCAGGAAGAACAGCTTGAAGTTCAGCGGCTTTCTGAGGATAATAGAGAAGTTTTTCTCCATTTTCATCAGTCTTTGCTGTTTGATAGAGAGTCATTCCAAGAAGACCATCTCCAGATGTTGCTGGTTTGACAGAAAGCGAAACTCTTGGATAAGAATTTCCACCAACAAAAGCATAATCTGTTTTACCTAAATACGTGCCATAAGCGTTATCATAAGTGATAGTATCAAGGTTCAAGTTGCCCGAGCTAGTTGTGACGAAAACGCCAGCGTCTCCGTTAGTAGTTCCAGTTGTGCTATCACCAACATGCGCCACATCAAGTGCAAACATGTTGATAACATCAGTTTCGGAATATTGTCTGAATGGTAAGATTCGAAGTGCCATATTTTTTTAATTAGGAAATGATAATATTGTTACGGTTAAAAGCTGCGGCGAATTTATCGCGCAGAGATGGTTCAGAACGAGAAGATGTTTCATTTGAGCTACTAATGCCAGCTTCGGAAGCTTCAGCATTTTCAATAGCATCAGGAATTGAATCAGACTCTTCTAGTTCTTTTTCAGCTTCTTTTTCTTCAGAAGCTTTTGATAATTTGAGTTTAGCGATTTTCTTTTCAACTTCAGCATCAATTTTGTCTTGAATGCTCTTGTCAATAGAAGCTTTAGCTTCTTTGTTTTTGTGTTTCCACACAACTGCTAATTTGCCTTGGAAGGAAGCGAAGCTTTCTTCTGTTTCATCCAAAGACTTGAGTTCTTGAACTAAAAATTGTCGATCTTCAGCATCTAATTCGTAGCTTTGATCAACAGTGTCCATGCGAGAATTGAATCGAGCTAAGCCCTCTTCAATTTTCTTGAAAGCTTCAAATTCTGCAAGCTTTTTACTGGAAACTTCAAGCTGTTCACGAATTTCAGCCATGGAAGCTTGAAGAGCTTCGCGCTCAGCAGCTAATGCTTCTTTTTCTTTTGCAGCTGCTACTAAAGAAGCTTTGTATTCAGCATCTTTCTGCTTGATAGCATCAGCAAATGTGTTGGTCATATTAGCCACAGCTTCTTCGGAAAATTTCTTTTCCAAAAGAACGTCTTTTAACTCTAAGAGAATTTTTTCTACATCCATAGTCTTGATTTTTGTGTTATTTACAGCAAGAATTTTATCTTGTGAAATTTTAGATTTATTTTTTTCACTAAAGAGGGGGTGCTTAATGCTAAAAATTGATTTTTTTTCTTGAACTGGAAATTGCTTGAATTCTGATTGATCTGAGAATAAACCTTTAACATCTGCTGCTGGATTTGTTGTGAATCCAATTCCTAGTGGAAAAACTTCTCCTTTCAAAATGCGATAAACTTTAGAGCCATCGCTCAATCTACCTGGACCACCATAAGCTTTTAATTTAGCTTTCATCTCTTCAAAGTGTTTTGGATTAGTGATTAGTTCGCAGTCTGAGAAATCCTCGCCGCCAACTGCAATGGTAAAATCATTAAAACCAATCTCCCAACTAGTAGAAATATGCTGATAAATAGTGTCAGTTGGATCTACTGATCTTTGAATCATGCTAGCAAAATCTTTGTTAACATATTTATAAACCACAGCCCCAAGAGAAATATTAAAAGCATCAGTTCTAGATGCTACAGCGTCTAAAGAGATTAAAGCGCTGTCTTCTCCATATTCGCTAAAGCCAGCAGAAACAATGTGTCCAACAATTTGATTCTTATCATGCTCAATGTTCGTTGGTTTGTGAATAAAGTTTTTAACAATTTGAGATGCTGTAACTGCATCCATTCCATCATCATTCTTATTAAATTTATTCACAACAGCAGCATTAAATGCTACTCCCAACAAATCAATATTCTCAGAAAAGTTAATTTCTTGAGGAATAAGAGGTTTTAAATTTTCAAGTGAAGCTTTAGAAATAAAAGACTCATCTCCCAATGCGCAAAAGCGAATTGGCGAGAAAAATGAGCTAGTATATTTATATTGCTTCATTAATAATTATTTTCCTTCTTCAGTATTTTCCATTTGAGTGCTCTCTTTATTTTCATGCTTAGCAGAATCATTGGGACTATCCATTTTTTTTAAAATAGCTTTTTGGAGTGGAAGAGGAAGTTTCTTTTGAGCGGGAGTGAGTTCTCCAGAAGTGCTCTTTTCCATCATCATCGCTTTCATCTTGTCAAATTGCATAGCGCATGTAGACATGGTAGCCTCTTTGCTCATTCCAGCAGTGTTGACAAGATCCTCTTCATTCATAGCGCAGTGATTCATAAACTGCTTGTAAAGATGCTCTTGCTTTGGCCCCATTTTAGAAAGAGAAATTTCATATTCTCCATTTTGTAATGTTACTGTTTTTTCTAATGGAGCTTTAATATCGCCTAAGTTAATTTTCATTGATTTGGTTTGAGTGGTAAAGGATTGCTGCTGACAAGTCATCTTCGAGTTGATGCTCCGCTAAAATGGATAAGATTTCCTCTTTTGGTTGCAAAAGAGAAATTTGTTCAAAGTCGTTTACACAAGAACTAGCACAAGATGCCCAATTTTTTGCATCTTAGAAAACAATAACTTTCTCGCACAGTTGATCTAAAATACTAGACTGCTGTTCTGAGAGAGTTTTAATTTTAAATTTCTTTTTAAGAGAAGCATCTGCTAAAGCTCTCATTTGCTCCATTTTTTTAATGGTAGAATGAATATTTTTAACAGAATATTCAGCTTTTACGATTGGAATACCAGTTGTTCCCTCTGGTCGTCCAGGTACTTTATTAGTAGCATTGATTTTGCCAGCAACTGGAGTTGGAGGAGAGATGAAAGGAATTCCCCCAACAATAGGATTATAGTATCCATCTTTTCTCTCATCAATATAAACTGATTGTGCTGGAGAGATGTCTTCTGGTTTTGGAAATTTGCCAGTTTGGAACATTTCCATGCCTTGTTGAGGAGTGAGAATGCCTAGCTCCATTAAACGACTAGAAACTCTCATGAGTTGAGTTTGATCTCTCATGTCAATGTCTCTAAAACATGCTGTAGGATAAGATCTAAAGCCAAGATTTTTAGCTATGCGTTTAATCTCAACTTGCAAAAAGTCATTCAAGAAAGCATTGCGAGACTCTTTTAAACGATCAACAAAAATCTGAGCTTTAACTTCTGTAGCGCTATATTTCTCTTCTCCAACAATGATGTTTTGTAATCCTTGTTTGATGTCCTCATTTAACACTTTATATTTTTCAGAACCAAGAACTTTGTTAAGATCTGGAATGACAAAATCAGCTTTTGTTGTATAGTCTGAAACTAAAACTCTGCCCACGCTCTCATTTCGGAACAAGCCTTGCATAGCTTGCAAATTATTAGCATTAATGCCGCCCTTGTCTGGATCCGTTCCCATTGTGATGAGAAGAATAACGTTCTCTACAGTGCGAGTAATCGCTTGATCCATTTTTTTCAACTCTAATTTAGCATTGATATCTTCTAAAACTGAAAATCCAAATGGAACTGCAAACGGTTCGTAGTCTTGCTTTTTATAAAAGGAATAACTTAATTTAGATGGATCAAGTTCAATTTTCAAGCCATCTTTAAAGTAAGTTCCTATTTTAATCTGCTCTCTCACCTTTGGTGGCAGACCATTTAAAATATCTTTGTCCTCTTCTGTAACAGGAGTTTGAAGGCGAGAGAGTTCGTATTCTGAAAGAATTTTTTCGTACAATCCAGTTGCAAAACTAGAGCTTCTCCTAGCGACAACGTCAAAAGGATTGAGCAAAATATACTTAACAGGAATAGAATTATTAATTTTAGACACTCCGCCAAGCTGTTTTACTAAAAGAGCAAAATCATCAGCTTTAAATTTACCATCAACTCTGTACAAGAAAATGTTTCCTCCTCTGTAGTACTCTCTAAAGTACTGATCTTTCAAGTTCCAAATTTTAATTCTTTTAAACCACTCATTGAAAAAATCACGACTTTTTTTTGTTCCACCCTCTAAGTAAAGTTCAGTATTGGCAAACTCAGACATAACATCAATAGCATTGCGAAAAACAGACACATTAGCATAAGCTTTTTGACACAGTTCAATAGCCTCTCTAACATTAACTCCATCCATTGCATAATCATAAGGCAAAAGTCCATTGCGAATGCTGCCATATCGATCAATTACTGGAACAAAAGCTCCTACATTTTTTCTATTATAAGTTGTTGACGATGCTTTGCGAGAATAAGCTGCATTTGATGTTGATTTGAATGAAGACTGTGAGACGTAAAAAGGATCACCAGATAATTCTGGAACGAACTCTCCATTTTGTGCAGCAGTTCCTTCTACAGATGCTTTAGTAAAATTAGACCAATAATCAGACTTTTTAGTATACGCTCTTTTTTCCATGATTTCATTTTGATTTACACTGAAATAGTAAAAGTCAACTTTAAAAGTTTAAAGTCAACAAATAAACATTGGAGTGAATCCAATCGGAGCAGCAGTTGCTTCCACTGCCATCATGTCATAATACATGTGCATCATCCAGTTTCCCAACACTAAAGCTGAGTAAGAATCTTTTCTAGCTCTGTTTGCACCCTTTTGTTTTTTGAGATTTGAGGGCAAATCAAAACTTTGAGTTCCTTGAGTGGATGTTGTTACTTGCACAAGAGCGCATTGAACTTTAATTAATTCAATCATGTCTTTCTGATGCTCAATAAAATCAATCAACTTTGCCCCAGAAGAAAGATCCTCTTCTATTTTACTATACTTGATATCATCAATGCTAATCTTGGCAGTTTTTTGCTTAGAGTAATCATCATCAATTGCCATGCCCGCAAACCAGATTCTTCGATGATCAAAAGATCCTTGAAGCAATTCATTAGCATATCTAATCCAAAAAGAACTAGGCTTTCTCAAATGAACTATTCTTTTAGTTGTTAAATTGTATTGACTTCTAGCCTCGCGTAAAGATTTGTCATAATCTGCTATGTTGTCAAAATCAAAATCAAAAGTTTCAAGTTTTAAACCATCTCTTTTAAAAAGTTCGCTCTCATTACATGCGCTTAAAAATTGAACGCCTCCATTGTAGTCTCCCACAACAGCTATAATATTAAAATTACTTAATAAATAGTGAAAATACTCGATGTGCTTTTTCAAATTAGTTCCTGGCATAGCATAAGAGTGAACCACAGTTCCTCCTTTCTTGGATGGATTTAATTTGATTAATTGAATAGCAAAATCATCTGATCCATCACTCTCTGACCATGAAGGGTCAAAACTAGCAATATATTCAGCCTTTGATTCTCCCACGATTTCCACACTTTGTCCCTCTCCATCAACTACTGTGCAGAGAGCCATTTTGCTAACTTTAAAATAGCCTGAGCTATCATCTGTAAATACGCTTCCAAATTCTCTTTCAAATTGAGATTGACTCATTGTAGCTTTTGCTTGGCTGAGCAAGTTCTGATCGTATAATTGCTGTGGAGCGCAGTCGTAGCTAAAGTGCATGATGACTCTGTGAGCGCCATCTTGCTTATCTGGATGCATAATGAGTCGTTCATACTCTTGATACAATTTGTACAAGTATTCAAACTTGTAACTTGCTGATGATAAACCAATAATCTTATTACTTGGCCAGCGATAGCGATCCTCTTCTATCATTTCTCCCTTGGCTATTAATTTACTCTCTAAATCGTGAAGCTGCTGTCTTTCTGTAGGATTTTCCACCACAGATAAGAATGGAAGAATAACTTCATTCAAAATCTTTTCTG